GAGGCACGTCAACCAAGGTACCCGACTTGGCACCCGTGGAACCCTTAACCATCGCTACATCGAGTGTGATGTCGTCGTTGTTACGGATCGAGGCCACTGCCGTCACGTTAGCGAAGTATGCCTCCATCGAGCCTTCGACGTTGAACTGACCTGCGGTAACGTCGAACGCACCCAGGACACTGATCGCCTTGTTCGGGCTCAGATTGTTGTTGATGTTGATCGAAAACTCTGTCAGGAACGCAAACAGTGCAGTCGGATTGGACCCGAGTGTGCGGTCAAGAACCGACAGCTTGAGGCGGGAGATATCATTCGAGGTATTGTAAGCATCTCCCGACACCAACGTCGGACGAGTACCGGCCTTAAGAGCGACCGGCCCGGTGATGGTGCTCACGTCAATTGCAATCCCCGCGATATCCACAGTGATCTTGTCAGCCGTCACATAGTTAAGGGTTAACTCATTAGGCACCCAGCCTTCCAAGTATTCGGCCTGAACCTCAGCGGGCAGGGCGTCGTCCGGCGTACCAAGCGTGCGTTCCAACTGGTAGGTGCGACGAATCTGAAGCGCAGAAGTTACCTCATTCTTGAGCACCCGACCAAAGAAGACACGAACCGTCTCGGTGGTCGAAGCCTCGGTCACCAAGGTACCTGCCGACTTGTCGATCTCCAAAACGGTGGCGGTGATGCTGTTGATCCGCATGAAACCGTTGTTAGCCGCAGCGACGAACTTATTTGCTGCCGGGTCACCGCCGACAAAAATCCACTCGCCGGGGATCAGGCCCATACTGGTAAAGTCTGCCGCAGTCGCCACCAGGGTAGGCAGCGCAGGCAGAGCCGGTACCGTCACGTCGAGGTCGCCAGCCGTAAACTCGAAACCAACTGTGGTCAGGGTCGCCGCCGCATTAATGGTGGCATCCAGGGTCAAGGTCTGGCTCACGGTGATCAGGTTGTTGGTCACAGCGGACACGTCAAAGATGCCGTTGTTGGCTGCATCGTCGTGGCCGAGCATCTTGATGATGTCGCTCACCTGCCACGTCAGACCGTTCTGATTGGTCACGGTCAGGGTCAAAGCTGCGTCACCGCCACCCGTGATAACTGTGGTGGCTGCGCCTGCGCCCGTGTCAGCTTCGGTGCGTCCCTCGATGGGAACTGCGTTGGAAACGATAACTGCGGGAACCACCTGATCCACCGTATCAACGACACCACCGGTCACACCAGAAACGCGCCAACGCTGATTGACGGTTGCCACAGCGTCCGTAAGCTGCACAATGTCGTCCACCGCGTAGCCCGTGCCGCCGGCCACAACTGCTGCCGTGTTGGCGATGCGGCTATCAACGGTGATGACATTTGAGCCGTTGATGTCAGTCATCAGGAAGTCATCGAACTGACCACCGATGCCAACCCGGCGAGGCTGGCGGTCAGCGCCAACGTCGTTCTTGCGGCGCAGGTCAGCGAACATGAACCCCTGAAGAATGTCCTGGAGGTTATCCTGTGTGAGATCGTTCTGGAAGCCACCCGTGGCGTCGAGATCCACAAGGACGCCTTTCTGCCGCTGGCGACCTACGTTGATAGGGTTACGAGCTACAGTGGTGAACTCACCACCGAAATCATCATAAGAATTTGGTTCAAGAGCAAGCCAGGAATTGTTGACATTGGCAACACCAATGCTGGTCTCCTCCTGATACCGGAGACCGGTAACATTACTGTCAACTTTCTGAACAAGCGTCATTTCTTCACCTCATCTAGTTATGCGCTTGCTTTACGCCGCGCCCAAGAAGCTTTAACCGCTTCAGAAATCCTTTGCCGATGCTCCGCAGACCGTGGACTCTGTTTAACACCCTTTCGACCCCTATTCACTTCCGAAATCTTTTGTCGATGCTCCACAGACAAGGGACCCTGCTTGACACCCAGCTTAGCCTTCGAAATATTTGCCCTATGTTCCACTGATTTCTTCTTGCCCATCAAGGCTACCGAAATTTTAGCTTTATGCTCAGCAGAATGTCGCGCACCCTGATGGCTCTCTACTAACTTACGTCTTGTTTCCTCGCTACACGGGTGATCCTTCTGGGCCTTTGACATCTTTTCTCGTGTTTCAGCACTAACTTCCCTACCAGAAGGACCTCCGATTCCGCCGTTAACCAAATTGTACCCGGTAGGATTTAAGGTGTCAAGCCGCCGCACTGCCTCACGTTCAAGCTCGTAAGCATAATCCTCAAGACAGACAGCCAAAATTTGCAACTCAGGACTCCCATACTTCCTGATAGCACGTCCGACTAGGGTATCCGCACGCTCATGCTCCCTCATCCGTCGCTTCAAGTTCATGGTAACACCGATGTATGCCTTCCCATTTGGGAAAGAAAGCTGGTAAACCACATATTGACCGTCACTTAACGCGATCATATGTAAATTCCGAAATAATGTTTGTCTGAAACCAAGGACCATCTTGACCAATCTCGTTTGCACGCACGTTGCGGAACTCGATTCGATCCAAGCCAGTCTTCTCACCTTCGAATGCGTCCAACGCCAAATCTACCAAAGTATCGGAAGCGGTCAACCCGTCCCCAGAAATCTCAAAAACCTGGACAGTGACGAGCCCAAAGCGGCGAAAACGCACGCCGTTCCCACCCTTAGCGACCGTGGCCCCGATGGTTACCTGGGGAAACACATTGTGCTTAATGGTTATCCTTGCATAAGGGGCATCGTTCGGCAAATCCTTTTTCTTGTCATCATATAGAAGCAATGGGATAGGAGGCGTTCCAGCATCCCACTTATCCGTAAAGTGCAGAAGAATTTCGTCCCGAGCCGCCGCGATAGTTGAAACCGGCATTGTTTATCTCCTACTGACGGACTTGCAAATCAAACATTATACGGAGTGGGCCGGGTTCTATAGTTTTAACAGTTATAATCTTCCAGCGAATACCAGCATCAAGAATATGGTCATAATCTGATATGATTAGATTACTCGCGTTGCCTCCTTCGTCAGTTACAGACTTGTCGGCAATCAGAACACGTTTGTCACCCCGGCGAACCAAAGATCCATCGAAATCCTCCTTTTCAAAATCAATAAATACCCCCTTCACAATCACAGTGATCTCCGCAACTTCAGTACTCCCGCGCCATGGCTTTGCTGGATCAATAGGGTTGCCCTGGTCCCGACGCACGAGGGAGAGAGTCCGCCCATTCTCCTCGATCAGACGTTCCGCAAGAGACTGGAATGCTACATAATCAAGAGCCATATCACACCTTCGTGAGATCCTGGACAATAAGAGCCTTAGCCACCAACAGAGTTGAGATCAAACCGCCTGAATCAATCTGTTCTATATCATAGAAATAGATTCCGGGGGTAATATCGGTGTCGGTAACAGTTGGGGCGAAGGCAACTTTACCATTTGTAGCATCGGTGATAGTTCCGCTAATAGAGAATTGCTCATTAACCTGATCAGTCGGGTCCTTCTCAGAATTAACCGTGAGCTTAAAACTGAAACCAGTGATATCTATCGCAACACCATTACTATCCTGAATCACGAATCCTTTGGCACTACTGTCCCCTCGGCCCCAACAGATAATTTTGGTATCGTCCTTGGTTTGGTCAATAGCTGCCATTTCTAAATCCCCACATCACGACCAAGAGTTACATTAATTTCAGAAGCATCCAACAAGGAAATATCAGCAGTCAATTTGAGAGGAATGAACTCTGCTACAAACAGGACTCCTACTATAATTGACGTGCCACTTCCTGTTTGAATTAATGCAGCCAGAATTTGAGTTGCTGTGCCAACAAAAACCTGCACTCCGGTAGCACTTTGAACGATAGCTGCAAGAGTTTGAACGCCGGTACCTGATGGCAGCATGATACCCGTAGCCGCTTGTGCCAATATCGAGAGGAGTTGTGATCCTGTACCAGCAAAAATTTGATTACCTACACCAGCTTGAAGAATACCAGTTAAAATCTGTGCTCCCGTACCAGTGAAGATTTGAGCGCCACTACCCGCTTGAAGCAGATTAGCTAAAAGCTGAGCGCCGGTTGCAGTAAAGATTTCTAATCCTACGCCAGCCTGAAGAAGACTATCCAAAAGTTGAATACCTGCACCAGATGGCTGCATAATACCAACGCCAGACTGGAGAAGGTTAGTTAAAGTTTGAACACCTGTACCAGTAAATCCTTCTATAGCTGTACCAGCACCAGCCTGAAGCAAATCAGCTAAAAGCTGAGCGCCAGTTGCAGTAAAGATTTCTACTCCAGCACCCGCCTGAAGAGGATTGGCTAAGAGTTGAACACCCGCACCAGATGGCTGCATTCAGGAGAAGGAGCGTGTGGAGTTGTTTGTTGTTGTTGTTGTTGTTGTGGTTGTTGTGGTTGTTGTTTGTTGTTGTTGTTGTTGTGATGTGTTATTGC